AGATCACCAACTGAGTGCACGACAACAAGTGACCCGGCTGTAGCACCAGTGAACGGATAAGCGTTCCCTGGGACAGTCATTGCGGAAGACACCTTCTTCCAGCTGGAATCAACTGGAATAGGCACCGATAGCTCCTTGCTTGCAGCAGAAGCTATGTCAAAAGTGCGTGTACCCTCGGATGACAGGTAAGCAGGTGTGGTTCCAAAGCCCACGTCAACGGGATCAGTGTACGCAGCCATAGTCATAGTACCAGTAACGGTACTACCAACATTGCCAACGAACACAAACCGTGCGCGAGTGACGCGATACCATTGGAAATCAACACACTTGTAATACAACCCTCTCAAAGGAGGACCAGTGACGTTGCCCAAACTGCCCGCTGTGTATGAACTAGCACCAAGAGTGGTGCTGGACAAACCAAGAGGACAGACGACCTGAGCAAAATTGCCAGCGCCACCAGAGGAGGAGGTTGCAATGTAAGGTGTTGTACCAGGAGTGATGGAAGGGCCAGGGTTCATGAAAACCTCTCGCAGACCCTTGTAGCTGTGGTTGGGACGGCTCTTCCTACCAGGACCAACCTTAGAAGAGTTATTTCTTGCCATGATGCGTTTGTTTTATTTTATATTTAGGATAATTTGACGGTGTGAATGCATCTAACGGCCAGTGGGTTGGAACAAAACCCTCAAGCACGGCCGTATCCCTCGCATCACGAAGATCGAGTTCAATAGCCACCTGAGTGTCTGGATCCACCCCGAACGCCAACCAAAAGGAATACCTGCTGGCGTCGTCCACTGGCACAACCCTAGATGACATAACACGTGATAAGTGCTTCATCCCAGTGTACTCCACAAGTCGTTCTGGTGCAACACGTCCACCCGCAGCTAACGATAAATTGAGATAGAACTCCTGCATGACTGGAACACCCGAGGCGGTCGCCAAACCACACTCTGATACACCAGCAAGCCACGAGAGATACTCGTCATCATTAACAGTCAAGGTGCACATGGTGTCCTTCTCAAACGCAACTTTAGGAGTCCGGACCATACGCCACTCATCACCAATAAGAACCGGATGCATTTGACAAAATTCTATAGCCTCAAAATTGTAAGCCGGAGGTTCGGCAGTGAGACGGAAACCCAGCTCAGCAAACCACTCGTTCATCCCCCCAACAAATCCTTCGAGATCTTCTTGCTCCATGAATATGACACAATCGTCCCCATTGTTGGCTAGGTTGATGCGAATACCACGATAAGCAGCATACGAATAAACCATAGCACACATGATGAGGCAATTGCCCAGACCAGTATTCATGTCACCAGAAAACCTTCGTCCTTTGACCCGATATTTGAGCTTGCCATCTGGGCAAAAGCTCTTTCCGCGGTTATCAACCTGCCACGAAAGGAGCTCAGCAAGCTTAGCATCCTTGAAAATACCGTTGTAAATGTCATGTTCCCACCGGAGAACCGGTGGTGAAACATGAGCATCGAAAGCGGTGGCATCAATGCCAAGCGCCACAGGGCGCTTAAAATTGCTCCACTTCTGATGCAGGCAACCAGCGACACCAACAAGGTTTAACCCTTTGGTAACCACTGCACCTTCACCAACCATGATAGCAATAGCACGATACAACTTGTGCTCAAGGGGCT